TTTCAAACGGAACGGTTGTTTCGACCAACGCTGCGACTGCGACGATGACAAACTTCGGCAACGGATGGTACCGCTGCACGATCACCTTCACTACCGGGGCGGCGCAAACTGCAATCAATTGCCGCATCTTCCTTGTCGATACGGGGACAAACACTTCATTCACAGGCAACGGCACCAGCGGCATCTTCATCTACGGCGCACAACTCGAAGCCGGTGCCTTTGCCACCAGCTACATCCCCACGGTGGCCTCGCAGGTTACGCGGACGGCGGATGTGGCGGCGATCAACGCGCCGAACTTTGCGAGTTGGTATAACCAGAGCGAGGGGACGATCCTCGTCGAGGCTGTGACCTTTAAGCCAACGAGCGTGGGCGTCACCGTGTTGGCTGTCGATGTTAGTGATGGCGGGATTAACAACCGGCATCTGATCGGCCCGCTGTCTAATCTTGTTACCGGACGGACGGTTGTTGGCGGCGTCACGCAGGTTGACATTAACACAGCCTACACCGCCAACGCGACCGAAAAGCTGGCCTACGCATACAAGGTCAACGACTTCGCATTCTTCCGCAACGGGTCGCAAGTTGGGACTGACACAAGCGGGACGATCCCGACCGTAGACCGGATGTTCATCGGTAACGCCGCCGGGAGCGCGGCATTCTGGAACGGCTGGCTGCGCTCAATCCGCTATTACCCAACGCGCCTAACGCAGGCGCAGGGCCAAGCCCTGACGGCCTAAGGAGACACCAACATGGACCTATATCTCCGCGCCCCCGACGAAGCCACGATGAACGCACGCGCCCCCGACGAAGCCACGATGAACGCAGCCCTGATCGCTGCTGGCTTGGCCTACAACGAAACCGTTCCTGTCCAGACGGGCGAGGACGAAGACGGCGAACCGATTATGGGCGAGGCCACTGTGCTGGTTCCCGCCCCGTTCGTGAGCCTCGACGTTATCGGGCCTATCGTGAAGTGGGACTACAGCGTCGATCCGCCAGTCGAGATCGACTACCCGGAATGGCACGTCAACGTGCGGTCATATGACCTGACTGAAGAGCAGCTTGCTGAACTTCAGCCGATCATCATCGTGCCGCCCGAACAGCCGTTTCGGGTCTGGGCCTAGATATTGCCAGCGTACAAACTTTATTGTACGCTGACCGACAACCGTACTGGTGCGGAACATCAGGTGACTTGAAAGGGTCAAAACCACATGGACGATACCGTCCCCATTGAAGCGGAAGTGCCCGCGCCGGAACTGGAAACCACGGCGGCTCCAGAACCCGTTGAAACCGCAACGCCGGAAGAACAGCCTGTCGATCAGGACGCGCCCAAATCCTTCACTCAGGAAGAACTGGACGCCATCGTCGGCAAGCGGCTTGCGAGAGAACAGCGCAAGTGGGAACGAGAGCAGGCTCAGCGGCTTGCGGAGATGGAAGCAAGGCTCAAGGCTACGCCGGCGGCCGATCTATCCCCGGAGCAGTTTGATACTTACGACCAGTACGCAGAGGCTTTGGCCGAACGTAAGGCGGAAGAATTGCTGTCCCAGCGGGAAGCCGCACGGCAACAGCAGGCTTTGCTCGAACAGTACCACGACCGTGAAGAGACGGCGCGGGACAAGTACGATGACTTCGACCAAGTCGCGTACAACCCCAACCTTCCCGTCACGGAATACATGGCCCAGAGCATCCAAGCCTCGGATGTTGGCCCCGATGTCCTCTATTGGCTCGGTTCCAACCCCAAGGAAGCGGATCGTATCGCCAGATTGCACCCGATCTTGCAGGCGAAGGAAATCGGAAAGATTGAGGCTTCACTGTCCTCCAATCCGCCGGTTAGAAAGACTTCAACCGCCCCGGCACCGATTGCACCTGTTACGCCGCGCGCTTCTGGCGCACCCGTGTACGACACCACCGACCCTCGCTCGACCAAGTCGATGAGCACGTCGGAATGGATCGAAGCGGAAAGGCTACGGCAGATCAAGAAGTACGAGGCACAACGCAACCGCTAATTTGGGACCACGAACATGGCCAACTCACTTCTTACTATTGACATGATCACGCGGAAGGCTCTGGAAATTCTGGAGAACAACCTCGTGCTCACCCGCAACGTCAACCGCCAGTACGACGACAGCTTCGCCGTCGAAGGCGCCAAGATCGGCTCGACCCTGCGCATCCGTCTGCCGGACCGCGCTCTCGTGACCGACGGTGCTGCCCTTCAGGTGCAGGACGACAACGAGCAGTTCACCACGCTGACGGTCAACAACCAGAAGCACATCGGTGTGAACTTCACCACCGCCGAACTGACCATGCAGCTTGACGACTTCGCCGAGCGCGTGCTCAAGCCGCGTATCTCGCAGCTTGCTGCCAGCATCGACGCGGACGTTGCCAACGCTTTCCGCACCGTCGGCAACTCGGTCGGCACCCCCGGCACTGTGCCGTCCACTTCGGCTGTGCTGCTTTCGGCCCAGCAGAAGCTGAACGAAAACGCTGCCGTGATGTCGCCGCGCTACGCCACCGTCAACCCGGCGGCCAACGCTGGTCTGGTCGAAGGCCTGAAGGGGCTGTTCAACCCGACTGATGTCATCAGCAAGCAGTTCAAGAACGGCCTGATGGGCACCGGCGTGCTTGGCTTCGAAGAAGTCAACATGTCGCAGTCGATCTAGCAGTTTACCACCGGTTCGCGCACCGCGACCGGCGGTTCGACCTCGGCGGCCGTCACCACGGAAGGTGCCACCACCATCGCCATCACCGGTGCTGGTGCTAACGCCACCGTCCGTGCGGGCGACGTGTTCACCGTGGCTGACTGCTTCATGGTGAACCCGCAGACCCGTGAAAGCACCGGTTCGCTGTTCCAGTTCGTCGCTCTGGCGGACGTGACCCTGAGCGGCGCCGGCGCCGGCAATATCACCGTGGCTCCGATCTATTCGGCCGGCCACGCGCTTGCCACCGTGGACGCGCTGCCGGGCAACAGCAAGGCCATCGTGTTCGTCGGCGCTGCCAGCACGCAGTACCCGCAGAACCTCGTGTACCACAAGGACGCGATCACCTTCGCCACCGCCGACCTTCTGCTCCCGCAGGGCGTCGATATGGCGTCGCGTCAGGTGCACAACGGCATCAGCCTGCGCGTTGTCCGTCAGTACGACATCAACAACGACCGTATGCCCTGCCGTATCGACGTTCTGTACGGCTACAGCACCATCCGTCCGCAGATGGCTTGCCGTCTCTGGGGTTAATCAAAACTACGGCCCCCGGACTTCCGGGGGCCAATTCTGATCAAGGAGAAATACTATGTCTCTTCCCAATGGCGGCGGCGGCTATCAGATCGGTGATGGCAACCTCGACGAACCCCTGATCGACGCGATCCCGGCCCCGGTTTCGGTTACGGCTACGGCCACGCTGACCGCGGCTCAGGTTCTCAACGGTCTGATCCTTGCAAACAACGGTGTGACCTCCCAGCAGACCTACACTCTGCCGACGGTCACTGACCTTGAGGCTGCTCTGACCAACGCGGACAAGGTGGGCACTTCGTTCACCTTCCGCGTGGTCAACCTCGGCACCTCGTCGGGCACCGCCGTTATCGCGGCTGGCACCGGCTGGACTGTCACCGGTTCGCTGACCATGACCATCCCCGTGACCACTGGCGCGATGATGATCGCGCGCAAGTCGGCCGCCGGGGCTTGGACGCTGTACCGCGTCGCCTAACAAAGTCTGCGCCCGGCTTCGGCCGGGCGCAGTTTTCAAGAGGTTTGTCATGGCTGTCATTTACATGGTACACCCTATCCACGGCGCCAAAGTAGCAACTTCGGACGCTGAAGCGGATTACGACGAAATGTACGGGTGGGAACGCATTGCTGATCCTGCCGCCACGGTGGAAAAGAACTCCAAGCGCCGCGGCCCTCGCCGGGCAGAGCAGGAAGACTAAGTCATGGCCAGCGCGGGCGACATCATTAACGGCTCTCTGCGCCTGATCGGCGTACTGGCCGAAGGCGAAACGCCGTCCGCTGACACGTCGCAGGACGCCTTGGTGGCGATGCAGCAGATGATTGATAGCTGGAACACAGAACGGCTGTCGGTTTTTTCCACGCAAGATCAGGTCTTCACTTGGCCCGCCGCCGAAATCCGTCGCACGCTGGGGCCGTCTGGCGACTTCGTCGGCAACCGCCCGGTGCTGCTGGACGATAGCACCTACTTCCGTGACGCCACCACCGGCGTCAGCTACGGCATCAAGTTCATCAACCAGCAGCAGTACAACGGCATCGCGGTCAAGACCGTGACTTCGACGTACCCGCAGGTCATCTTCGTCAACAACACCTACCCCGACATCGAAATGTTCGTCTATCCGAAGCCCATCCGGGCGCTGGAGTGGCACTTCATCTCGGTCGAAGAACTGACCGCACCGGTCACGCTGGCGACATCGCTTCACTTCCCGCCGGGCTACCTGCGGGCGTTCCGCTACAATCTGGCCTGCGAACTGGCCCCGGAGTTCGGCGTCGAGCCGTCGCCGCAGGTCCAGCGCATCGCCATGACCAGCAAGCGCAACCTCAAGCGGATCAACAACCCCGACGACATCATGGCCATGCCGTACAGCCTGATCGCCAGTCGCCAGCGCTTTAACGTCTACGCGGGCAACTACTGATGCAGACGCCGATCCTTGGGTCGGCGTATGTCGCCCGCAGCGTCAACGCCGCCGACAACCGCATGATCAACCTCTTCCCAGAGGTCGTGCCGGAAGGCGGCCAGATGCCCGCGTTCCTGAACCGCGCGCCGGGCCTGAAGTTTCAGCAGACCGTCGGCACCGGCCCCATTCGCGGGCTGTGGGCGCACCAGACGCAGGGCGACGACTTCTACGTCGTGTCAGGCCAAGAGGTCTACAAGCTGTCCTCGCTGACCGGCACGCCGCGTCTGCTGGGTTCGATCTCCGGCACCGGTCAGGTGTCCATCGCCGACAATGGCGACCAGATCGTTTTCGTGTCGAACCCGAACGCTTACGTCTACACGGAGTCCACTGACACCTACGTGCAGGTCACGGACCCGGATTTCCCCGGCGCGGTGACGGTCGGCTACCTCGACGGCTACTTCGTGTTCAACCAGCCGGATAGCCAGAAACTTTGGGTCACGTCGCTGCTGGACGGCACACAAATCGACCCTCTGGACTTTGCCAGCGCTGAAGGTTCGCCCGACGGCGTGGTCGGCATCATCGTGGACCACCGCGAAGTATGGGTCTTCGGGACGGACAGCACCGAAGTCTGGTACAACGCCGGCGCAGCCGATTTCCCGCTGGCGCGCATCCAAGGCGCCTACAACGAGATCGGCTGCGTCGCTCCCTATTCGATTGCCAAGCTGGACAACAGCGTGTTCTGGCTGGGCCGCGACGCCCGCGGTCAGGGCATCGTCTACCGCGCTGGCGGTTACGTCGGCCAGCGCATCTCGACGCACGCTATCGAGTGGCAAATCCAGCAGTACTCGGACATGACCGACGCGGTGGCCTACACCTACCAGCAGGACGGCCACGCCTTCTACGTGCTGAACTTCCCCAGCGGCAACACGACGTGGGTCTATGACGCCGCGACCGGCGCATGGCACGAGCGGGCGTATTTCGACGCGGGCGAGTTCACCCGCCACCGCGGCAACTGCCAGTGCAACTTCAACGGCAACATCATCATCGGCGACTACCAGAACGGCAACATCTACACGTTCGACCTGACGACCTATGCTGACAACGGCACTCCGCAGAAGTGGCTGCGGTCGTGGCGTGCGCTGCCGACCGGCGCGAACAACCTGCGTCGTACGACGCAGCACTCGCTGCAACTCAATCTGGAAGTCGGTGTCGGCCTGAACGGGCTGGCGTTTGGCGACACGCAGAGCAGCCCAGACTACACGCTTGAACTAGACTTTCAAGATCAACTGTTCGAGGTGCCCGGCACCACGCCGGTCGTGCAGGGCGCGGACCCGCAGGTTATGCTGCGCTGGTCGGACGACGGCGGCCATACATGGTCGAACGAGCACTGGACTTCCATCGGGCGTATCGGCCAGTACAGCCGCCGCGCGCTGTGGCGTCGTCTCGGCATGACGCTCAAGCTGCGCGACCGCGTCTACGAGGTGTCAGGCACCGACCCGGTCAAGATCAGCATCATTGGCGCCGAACTGCTCCTGAGCGGGACAAATGGCTGAACCGGTCAACATAACCAAGATACCCGCGTCCCGTGTCGGCGTCATCGACCAGCGCACGGGCCTGATGACCCGTGACTGGTATCGGTTCTTCTTCAACCTGTTCACGCTGACCGGCGGCGGCAACAACCCGGTCACGCTGGACGAGGTGCAGCTTGGGCCGCCAACCGACAACAACTTGTCCGAGCATCAGGTGATGCAGGAGTTGCAGGGGCTTAACCTCGCGCCTGCGCACACACCGCAGTTGCCGCGGCATCGCTACGGCTCGTTCTACGACACGACGGATCAGACTGCCGCGCTGGTTAACACGGCCTACGCGATGACGTTCAACACGACCGACCTGAGCCTCGGCGTCACGCTCGGCACGCCCACGTCGCGCGTCTACGTCGATACCGCGAACATCTACAACATCCAGTTCTCGGCGCAGATCGACACCACGATAGCGACCGACCATCTATTGTGGATTTGGCTGCGCAAGAACGGCACGGACGTGCCTGACAGCGCTGGGCAGGTGCGCACCAAGGGCAACAACTTCGCCACTATTGCTGCATGGAATTATCTGCTATCCATGAACGCTGGTGACTACTTTGAACTGATGTGGGCCGTGGACGACACCGGCGTGTACCTGAACTCCAGCGCCGCCAGCGCCTTCCACCCTGCTATTCCGTCGGTCATCCTTGACGCGCGCGGCGAGGCCGACATTTGGTACGCGCCCGGCGTGTCGTACAAGGTCGTCCTGCGCACCTCGGCCGACGCGCTCATCTGGACTGTGGACAACATCGCCATGTCTGGGTCGATGGCCACGCAGAACGCTGACAACGTCAGCATCACCGGCGGCACCATCGGCAGCGGCGTGACTTTCGCCGGCAGCATCACCGGCACGGCCACCAACGTGACCGGCACCGTCGCCGTCGCCAACGGCGGCACGGGCGCCACGACGGCTGCCAACGCCCGCACCAACCTCGGCGCGGCCGCATCGGGCGCCAACACCGACATCACCTCGCTGGAGCAGGACGTGGCGATTGTCGCCACCGGCACCATCGGCACGGACAGCGTCGGCTACCGCGGCGCCCCGCAGAACGCCCAGACCGGCGCCTACGCGCTGACGCTGAACGACAACGGCAAGCACATCTCGATCACGACCGGCGGCATCACCATTCCGGCTAACGCCTCGGTGGCGTTCCCGATTGGCGCGACCGTTGTGATCTACAACAACAGCGGCTCCTCGCAGACCATCGCCATCACGTCCGACACGCTGCGGCAGGCTGGCACCACGAACACCGGCTCTCGCACGCTGGCGGGCTACGGTCTGGCCACGGTCGTCAAGGTGGCCGCTACGGTCTGGGTCATCAGCGGGGCGGGGCTGTCCTGATGAGCGGCGCGGTCCTCTCGCTGATTGGCGCTGGCGGGGGCGCGTCGGCCGTTACGATTACCCTTAGCGCGCAGTACATCTACGCTTTCAATGCGCTGGGCACTGCTTCCGCGGCGTACCAGCTAAAGTCAGATGGCACGGCCAACTACAGCCAGAACGGTGGCGGCTACATCTTTCTGGAAGACTGGTGCGTGCCGGGCGCGCAGGCCACCAACTACGAGTGCTACGTCACGGTTGTGTCGGGGGTTCTCGACGGCAGCAGTTCCGCGACCGGCACTTGGCTGGCGCTGTCGTCGTCGCGGGCGTGGCTGGTGTCGCAGCCGACGCTGGGCATTACCGACGCGATCATCAATATCGGCATTCGGCGCGTCGGCACCTCGACAATTTTGGCTTCGGCGGACATAACGCTACAAGCCGAATACAACTAAGGGCCTGAACCATGACTGTTACCGTCAAAGTGCTCATTCCGTCGAAGATCGCGGAGAACACGCAGTCCACGCAGTACACCGCGACCAACGTGACCACGATCATCGACAAGTTCACCGCCACCAACTACAGCACCTCGGCAGCGTCGATCAGCGTCAATCTGGTGACGGCCGCCGACACGGCCGGTACGCAGAACCTGATCGTGAAGACCAAGACGCTGCAACCGAACGAGACGTATACCTTCCCGGAGATCGTCGGGCACGCCTTGGCCCCGAACGGCTTCATCTCTACGCTGGCCAGCGCCTCGCTGTCGGTCAACATCCGTGCATCAGGCCGCGAGATCACCTGATGCACTTGCAGCGCACCCACGACGCGGCGCTGGTCAATTGGGTGGTCAACCACCCCGATGTCCGTCCGTATGTCGGTGCGCCGGAAGCCGGTGAACTGGACTTGTCGGCGCTGGTCGAGCGCCCGGAGCACTGGTTTTTGATGGGTGAACATGGCGGGTTTGCACTGCTGTGGACCGCGCCACGAACGTACGAGGTGCATACGTTCATCCTTCGGTCGGGCCGCGGCGAATGGGGTAACGCCGCCCGGTCGCAAGGAATTGACTTCGCCCGGCGCCACGGCGCCAAGATGCTTTGGACCCGCGTCCCGCCGCAGGCCCGCCACGTCGAGCGCTTCGCGCGGCAAGGGGGTATGCAGCCGACCGGAGAAGTGATAGAAACCTTCGGTGCCCCGCACCGTATCTTTATGATGGAGTTGGACTGATGCCAGTCGCCGGCGCAATTATCGGGGGTGTCGCATCCATTGGTGGTGGTCTGGTCGCGTCGAGCGGCGCGAAGAAGGCCGCCAGCGCGCAGGAGCGCGCCGCGCAGGAAGCCCTCGCCGCACAGGAGCGCATGTTCCAGCGGCAGATCGAACTTCAGGAACCGTTCCGGCAGGCTGGCCTGACCGCCCAGCAGCAGATCATGCAGTTGCTCGGCATCGGTGGCGACCAGACGGCGGCTGGCTACGGCAGCCTCGCCAAGCCGTTCGGCACCGAGCAGTTCCAGCAAGACCCCGGCTACGCTTTCCGGCAGGCCGAAGGAATGAAAGCGCTGGAGCGGTCGGCGGCGGCACGCGGCGGTCTGCTGTCGGGCGCGACCATGAAGGGCATCCAGCGCTTCGGGCAGGACTTGGCCAGCCAAGAGTACCAGAACGCCTTCAACCGCGTCGCTCCGTCTGCGTCGCTGGTCCCTGACGTGACATCCGCCATGCGCGCCAATCCGAGTATCTTCTAATGGCCAACCAGATGATCGCCCTTCAGGCCCGCGCCCCGCAGACCGACTTTCTCGGCACGGCCATCCAGCGCAACGCGCAGATGATGAACATGATGTCGCAGCAGCGCGCGGCGGAACGGCAGGCTGCGAAAGCCGCGCAGGAAATGCAACTCGCGCAGGCCAAGGAAAGCCGCGAGGCTTCGGCGGCCGAGATTGATCAGGCCGGAAAGCTGTTCGACTTTTACACTAAACGAGCCGGCCAGACTATGAATGCGCAGGGTTATGTGCTGCTGCTGCGCGATATGCAGCGTGACGCGCCCCAGTTTGCGGAATTTTTTGCCGCTAATCTGCCACCTGAAAATTTTAGCAGAAACGAACTGCTTAAGATGGTCGGTAGCCTGAGCGACAACTTTAGGGCTACATACGGTCCGCTAGAAACCGAAGTAGTTATGGACGAAAACGGCAACTACGGTGTTGCTGTGACCGGCGGGTTCTCCGCCGAAAAAGGCGCGCAAGGCGTCTACCCGCTCACCACGCGGCAGCTTAAGCGTCGGCCCGCCGCGCCGGTTGCGGGCGCGCCCGCGCAGCCTTCGGGTGGTATTGTGCCAGCCGGCGGTTTTCGCCCCACGCGAGATGTCAATACAACGCCGGCGGACTTGCGCGCTCAGGCGACACCGCAAGCGGTTCCGGCTACGCCAGAGCAGCTTGACGCGGCTGCCCGCGCTGTCGCGCGCGGCGCTAATGTATCCGACCCCATGCTGCGCGACCTGAGCGAAAGCGATTTTCTGGAGGTCCAGAAGCGCGCCAGCCGGCTGATGCAGAATAGCCCTGAGTTCCAGACGATGTCGGCTGGCGGCGCGGCGCAGCCGGATTTGGCGGGTATTGTTCAGACCATGATGGACACCGGCGTCGTGTCGCAGTCCAACCTTGAAGCGATGCGCGCGGCCGCGGGGCCGGGCAAGGACGCCCAGTTGGCGGAAATCCTGCGCAGCAACAACATCCGCATCATGCCGGATGAACAGCCGGCTGCCGGTATGCGCAGCGCTGTCTACCGCCCCGGCGAAGGCGACGCCGGCATGACGCGAGTACAGGCGCTGGAAGAATACGAGGACACTGGTCGGCAGTTTAAGGGTAAGTCGCCGATGCAGTCGCCGCTGCCCGGTTCGGCGCAGGTGCCTTTGTCGCGCGTCGAAGCCGAAGCAAGAGTGCAACGCAAGACGCCCGGCGAACTTTACCAAGAGAAGCGTGCGGAAAAGCAGGCCGACACCGACGTGGAGTTTCTGGATAAGTACGGTTCGGCGCGCGACAGCGCGATGAACACGCTGTCCGTGATCGACCAGATGATCGGCGACCTGAACGTCAAGGACGGCAAGATCGTGCGCGGGCGCCGCGCGCCGCACCCCGGCTTTGAAAGCGTTGTCGGGGCGGGCATCCCCGGTCTGCGCTTCATCCCCGGCACGCAGTCCGCTGACTTTGACGCGCTGGTCGATCAGATTGAAGGCGGCGCCTTCCTGAAGGCTTATGAAAGCCTGCGCGGCACTGGGCAGATCACCGAAATCGAAGGCCAGAAAGCCACGCAGGCGCTGACACGTATGCGCCGGTCGTCGTCGGAAGTTGGCTTCATCAAGGCTGCGCGCGAATTTGAAGGTATCATCCGCCGCGGCATGGAGCGCGCGGAACAGCGCAAGGCACGTCTGGAAGGCGGCAGCGCGTCGCGCCCGGCGCCTCGCAGCGAGACTAAGCGCGGCGCTAACATTGACGACCTGCTCAAGAAGTACGGGGGCTAATCGTGCCGACACTCAAGCAGCTAGAAACCGCGCTGATCAACGCCGACAAGGCCGGCGACGTAGACGCGGCGCGGGCGCTGGCCGCTGAGATCAAGCGTGTGCGGGCGCAGGGCGCCCCTAAGCCGACGAAGGAAACCGGCAAGCCGTCTGGGGCACTGGGCGCATTCGGCGCGGGTATCGGCGAGGCTATCCCCCGCGTCATCGGCGGCATCATCGAGTTTTTTGACCCGCAGGGTCGCAAGCTGCTGACGCCGCAGCAGCAGGCTGCGTATCAGCGTCAGTTCGCCGGCGCTCGTGAAGTAGCGCCTAACGCATTTACCGCCGGGCAAATCACTGGCGAGATCGCTGCGACAGCCCCTGTAGTTGGCGCGGCTGGCGGTGCTATAGCACGGGGCGGTCAGGTTTTGACACGCGTTGCGCCGCGCGCAAAACCTGTAGGCCGAGTGCTTCAGCAGACCGGCCGCGCCATTCAATCTGGCGGTATTGGTGTTCGCGCGCCGACGCGCGCTGCGGTTGCTGGCGGTGCCCCTGTCGCCGCTACTCGCAGCGGGCGTGTAGCGCTGCGCGCGGCCGGCGGTGCTGGTGCCGGCGTAACCGCCGCAGCGCTGACCGATCAGGATATCGTTGATGCCGCTGTCACGGGCGCCGCGCTTCCGCTAGTCGGCACGATTGCCAAACGCGGTATGGGCTGGACGTATGACCTGTTGGCACGGCGGCTCGGCGAAACGCGGGCGGCGGAGATCATGCGCAATCTGATCGCCGACAATGCGGCGGCGGTTTCGGATGCGTTGCGCAAGGCGCCCAAAAACACCAAGGCAAACACGGCCGAGTTCCTCGCGGAAAAGGGCCTGCTCACGCCGGAACTGGCGGCGGCCACTCGCATCGTCGGCGCCAGCAAGGCCAGCAAGCCGCTGGAGCGCGTCGCGCAAGCGCGCGCTGCGGCGCAGGAAGAAACCAAGGCGTTTATCCGCGGTGGCGAAACGCAGACCGCCGCGATGGGCAACATCGCCGCGGCTAAAAAGGGTGTCCGCACCGCCACTGCGCCGATGCGCGAAGAAAACCTGTCGCTTGCCGACTTGGGCCGCACTGCGATTGTTCCGGCCGAACGTCAGGCTACGCGTCTGCGTGACGCCGCAGCGGATGAAGTTAACCGCGCTCGGCGTTTTCTGACCGCAGCCGACGAGCAAGGTGCGGTGCTGGGGCAGATGGACGACCTCGGCGACGTGTTTGATCCCGCGGCGATCAATCGCCAGCGCGGCCTTATAGGCGGTCTAGAGCAGCGCGGCGGTCAGGCCGCGGCGCGGTCGTTGGCGCTCGGTACGGAAGCGCGCGCGGCCGAAGAAGTCGCAGCCAATCTGAGGGCGCAGGGCCTCAAGCCGCTGGACATCTCCACGGTTGTCGGTCGTCTGCGCGCTTCGGCTGCCGATGCAGAATTTGTGAACCCGGCCCGTTTCCGCGTGTTGACGGAGTTCGCCAACAATCTGGAGCGCCGCGCCGCGCGCTTCGGCGGCGTCATTGACGCTACCGGCTTGTACGAACTTCGCAAGAACATGGGCAACGTGGTGGCTGACATTCTTGGCCCGACGGAGCCGAGCGCGCTTCAGTCGTACACTGCACAGATCATCGGCGAGACGCAGCCGCTGATCGACGACGCTATCATCGCCGCCGGC